CCTTAACTTTAAAATTCCAGACAAATACTATCCTGTTATCATCCTTATCGGTTGCCAGCCACCTCACCTCATTCTGTAAGGCGTTAAGGTAACCGAAGACATATCTTATCTCAGAAGCATTGACAAGATTTAAGAACTCATACCTTATCCTCTCACCTATAGAGATGGGTGTATCACCGCTAATTATATAAAAATCATCTCTACCTAAAAACACATTAGTACCTAAAACCTCAACTATACTATGCGGAGCAACACATCCTACGCCTGGTTTGTTTCTCGAGAACGCAATCGGGTCAGTCGCCACACCAGTTCTATTGCCGATAACGATTGAATCAGTCTTATATATTACTAAGTTTGCCCCAACCCTGCCAAAGCCCTGTATAAATCCCTCTGTCCTAAGCAAGTCATAATCTGCCGCAGTACTATCAGTCCAATTTGTAGGGTCGCCCTCCTTAGAAGTTCTCACCAATAGCGGATTACGTGTACCAGAATCATACAGGTCGCCAAGTAATAACCTGTTAGCATACTCGATACAGTACTTTGCCTTAGTAGCATAGGTGGCATCCAAGGCTGCCGCCTTTCCAGAACCATCCCAATATTGCACATTAGTGTTTCCGTTAGTAAAACACAACTTTCCGTTAACTATATCATACGACCATCTTTCATTAGTCGGTGTTGTGTACGACATGCGGATTGTATAGTCAGTGCCGTTTTTAGTATAACTATCATCAAGTGTTAAATGTGTGTTATCTGCTACGCTCGCTATCCTTACCCAATGAGAATCCGGTTCAGCGGTTGAGCTATGGTCATCATCCATAATAAAATAATCACCAGCGGCTATACCATCATCAGTCCATTTTGTATCAGTGCCAACAACCGCTGTGGTAGTAATGCTATCAATAGTGCCAGTGGTGTTTTCTTCTGTGATATAACTCCAAGTGCCAGCACTTTCACGCTTTATAGCATCTGTATCAGTCAAGAATACAGTAGAACGTGTACCGCTTACAGTCTGGTGGATAAGAACCTGCTGCACATTTACATACTCGCCCAGGTCTCTGTCCTCAGTATATCCCCACCGCTTCTGCATACTACGCTGTTGCATGGTTAAATTCTGTATCCCCCAGCCAGCATACCCCACATTCTGATGTAGAGAAGTCACGCTTGTGTCCAACATGTGAGATATTGGTCTCATCAAATACGGTTTGTATGCCATTATGAAATTATTGTATCAAAAGTCCAGGTTAATGTTGACCCATTTGAAACAGCAGTGGTAGATGATGGAACGTCCCTCGCCAACATCACTCCCGCACTTGAAGCGTTAAATACGCCCCATTCCGCAATGGTCTTAGTGCCAGTTACAGTAAACTCTTTAGATAATCTTAAAGTATCATCTGTAACAGTTGTAGTTTCACTCGTAGGCGTTACTGACACCCGTGCCAAACCTGAATCTGTTATTTCTGATACAAGAGCCGTCTGCGTCGCAGCAAAGGCAGTATTGCCAGTACCGCATGCGATATAAGTAAACGCTGTCTGTGTATCTATGTTCCCAGTTAAGCCAACTATCGCCTTCTTCCCAAGGTTAGTCACCCCTCCCGCCATATTATCCTCCTATATTTTTAGTAGATATTTTTTCTTCTACTAATTCCCCACGTAAAGTTTCTTTACATTCGGGAAAGTTTTCTTTTATAAAAATCACAGTCTGAACCGCTATTGCCCTGTCCCTATCAGACTTTAAGGTGGCGTAATAATCAGCCAGTACTTTGTTTATGTAGTGTCGTAGTGTACTTTTATATTTCGTCTCTAACATTATCTGAACCCATAATCTTTACCCATCGGGTCAGCATGAAGAGTATCCTTAGCATCTCTCTCCTCAATGTCATAAATACCAATAAGCCCACTAACTAAACCTATAAACTCATCCTTACGTGCTTCCGCCTTTTCATATTCATGCAACCAACTGAATCCAGTATAAGCCGCCAAACATAAAATAGCTTCATCCCACTCCGCGCCTATCTCTGTGGTTTCTGTACCGGATAAATCAGCGGGTATCTTTCTGTGCTCGATTTCCATATCATATTCATCATCTGGAGTAGAGTGTAAATATAAGTAGCCGCCAATCCTTGTCCATTCCGTTGGCTCGCCTTCTGCATCAGTATCAGACCTATCCGTATAATCAAGATACTTACCTGGCTTTATTCTATTTAAAGGACGTGAATTAGTAACATCAAAGACATTAAGCACCGCCAAAGCATTAGTTGGCACAACTATATAAGGCGACCCGTTAGATGTTGACTGGGTTGTATCCAGGGCTAATAATTGCGGGAACTTAAAGTTGCGTTTTAATGCCCAGAAACGATTACGAGTAGTAAGGTTCTTATAGGCAGAGTTTATCCACACCCCATACATATTAACGCCGCCAATACTTTCTAAATCATCTCTTTGGCTGATTTCTAATTTAAGATAATTCTTAAAGTCTGTAAAGGTATATGCCATGTTACTCCTCTACTACTGAAAGTATATTGGACATGTTAAAAAGACGATGGGTATCATCAAGAATACCCTCCTTGACAAGATGTACGGCAATCCCAGCATAGAATTGCACAAGGACTCTATCGCCTACCTTGTAGTCTTCTACATCCTTGCCTATTGCCTTAATCGTACCTATTCTCGATTGCTCCACATGCTTATCAGGTAAATAAACACCATTGACCATTCCTGCTTCCACTTTATCTAAAACCACATAAACCTTATATCCCTTTGGGGTTATTTTCATGTTATCTCCTTGTGTCAACCATAGGTTGACTTATAGTCGAAATTACTTTGTAATTTCTACCATTATTCTAATTTCCCCCTCTCCTCTTCTGTTACTATTATCCTTTGTTTTGCCCGCTCTTTTGGAATAGCCCTAAACGGCAGGTGTTCTTTGCAGTACCATTTCCCTTCATATTTAGTAAGATATGAAAGCGGATATAAAATACCGTAACTTTTTTCTATTCCGTACCCATCAAGGGTCGCTGTACCACCACCAGAAGCGGTCAAGTCCTCGTCCTCACTGCCCCACAGTCTATCACTTACTCCTACTGCATCTTTAAGCTCTATGTACCCTGCCGCATCTCCACCAGCCCACGTGCCAGATACAAGTTCTACTTCGTTAACTGTACCAGTATCAGTAGATGTATCACCAGTTAAGGTTTCGTCTTCCTCTATTTCGGTACTGCCATCAATAAACTTTACTTCTACACGCTTGTATTGGTTTGCACCGCACAAATGACAAGTATGCCACTTCTCGTTGCGTATCTTCTGTGAGAAATTTTTAGGGTTTAGCATTTTACATAAGGTACACGTACAGAGTACCTCCGTCAATAGTGGAACAAGTTAAATTAGCTACTCGTCTTCCTTGTGGTCTAAAACTCTTATGCACTGGTGAGGTATCAGAAGCCCCAGCCTTTAAAACAACCGCATCCTCACTCGCATCACCATCCTGAAGCACCACATCATCAGAAGCCGCACTCGGTACATAAATTAAATCTCCAATAAGCGGATTAGTTAGATGAGAGTTTTCAGTTGTTATTGCACCAGTTTCGGTTACTGTCCACACCATAGTATTTTCATTTAAAGTATTTGCCATTTATTTCTCCTATATTTTAAGTCATTCCCATTCCCATTCCCAGGTGTAGCCCACTTCCCTGAGATGGGGCTGCCTCTGCTCCTTGGTGCTCATAAGCACCTATATCTGGTATTGCTAAAACAGAGTTTCCAGCATAATCTTCTGTAAGCCCCACATCTGTTCCGGCATTTATACACGGCGAACCTACTTGAAGCGTAAAATCATCACTACCAGGGTCGGTCATGAGGGGGTCTACAGCCATCGAATGGGTATCTTGACCTGAATTTGTCTTCCAGTCAGCAAAATTATAAGTTGAGCCATCATGATGAAACTTTTGACCGGTATCGGGATAGAAACAATTATAATCCATAGAAGCGATTGATGCTAAACTATCTTTTAATACATGATATTGATTATTGAGAAAGATATTGTTTTTTACAGTAATATTAGTACAGTCCTTAGTTAGATAAAGTCCTACAGGATAGGGAGAATTAACCCCTACTCCAGTAGAATCAGCAATATTGTTATACCATTCGCTATTTATGCCTTCGTCTAATAATTGTTCATTTGTATTACCATAAACAACATTATAATAAATCTTATTTCCACTTGAGTCGGGCAAAATCTTAATCCCACCGTCACTATTATCATAAATTTCGTTATATCGAATAATATTATCGTCTGTTCCGTTTTGACCTATATCTATTCCGTGGTCATAATTATTATGAAGAGTATTATTCTCTATAATGTTACCCGTGCTTCCACTTCCAGCACCACTACCATTTAAGATTCTAATACCATCCCAACAGTAAGAAATATCATTACCTGATATCACGCAATCATCAGATTCTTCTAGGTATATACCTTGTCTGTGAGATGTATCAGCGGGAAGGGTGTGATGAATCGTATTATTAGTTATGGTAACATTTGACCCTTCTGAAATATTAATACCCTGTCCATCAGTATAACTACTAGTGATAGAGTCAATAGTCGCATAGTCGCCTTTAACTAAGGTTATTCCAGCAGATTCATGATATTTGAACTCAATATTTTGAATTATAATATAATCTTTATCGTTCCCATAAATACCTTCGTTTCGTACACTTGCCTCTAGAACTCCCGTATCAGGGTCTTCCCCAACATTCACATAAAGCGTATCGGCAGCCCAATCCCATTCATTATTTCCTACGCCTGTTGTAGCCCCATCGTTTTCAGTTAATACTGTTCCATCATAAACAACTTGCTCAGGTTCCGTGGTTATGCCAGCTTTATCATAAGCATCTGGATTTCCATATGTAACAGTAAGTATAGCTGGGTTACCACCTCCATCATCAATGGCTTCTGCATCAAATTCATTAGTAGAGACCGTATCATCAAGTAAAAGTTGAATATAATTTCCGCTTGACCAACTTCCCCTATCTACTATTTCTTGAATAACTGTCTTTATTTCGGAACTATCATAATTTTCCCCTGATGTAGTAGCTGGGAAATCCCAATTCGCAGATGCAGCAGTTTTGCGGTCGATTGCCGTTGTCCAACTAGCAAAATCTGTTAATTGCGGAGAATCGTCATGGTCATCCGCGTAAATATCGACCACGCAACCATCGGTCCTACTATTCTGACAATGTAAAGTGATCTTAGCTGTAGCTATGGTTGCTCCTTGGGGAACATTTAAGACAAATCGAAAAAAACTAGACATGTGTTCTGTACCCATTCCCATCCATACATGAGAATTGGTAAGGTCAATAGTTTCTGCTGTCTTTTTTACAAAGCCATCATCTGAATTGGCAAGCGGGGATGGAGTTACGGTTTCACCACTTTGAGTCCATGTAGTTAAAACATCCGCCCCATTAATAATCGGGTCAGCACCCTCGCCATAAGCCTGGATGATTATCGGGTGTGCCGCAGAACCGCTTGTACCTACTGTCATCTGTTCACGCCAAGTTACACCCTTCTGTAGAGTTATCGTTACATCTTTGTTCGCCGCCACAGCATCACAGACAGAGTTATCCCCACCTGTAGTCCAGTTAATACTTGCAAAATCAGTAAGCGGGTCAGCCTCAGAGCCTACTCCGCCAGTAGTACCATCAATGTAAATCGCCGGAAAATCACCATGGTCAGCCATTACTCACCTCTTATTTTATCTTGCCGCTATCGCATCCTTGCCAAACAGAACAGACATAATCAATGTTAATACTGCTACAATAGCCTCTACTGGTATATCTATACCAAACGCTTCGGATACAGCAACAAGTATTGTTGACGCTAAAGCAAGTAAGAACTTAGGGTCTTTAAATCTCCCTAACTGTAAACCTATACGTTTTAAATCTGCTTTAGCTTCAAAGAATACATAAACTAAAATCCCAGTTACCGCCGCTAAAATGGCAGTACTGTCCAAAACTAATCCAAACTGTTCGCCAAAAAAGGCAGTCAATGCCCCAAGAACAGCTAAAACCGAAAGTAATGTTTTTCTTGACATTTTCTCTCCTAACTAATCTTTTTTCTTTTCCTTGTCATCACCATTAAGTAAATCCGTTAAAGCACGGTGTTCTCCTTGTAAAAGAACCTGCTCTTTAACAATAGCGGCTATCTGTCTGTCAAGTTCAGCCCTCTGGTTTGCGGCGGCTTCCCGCTGCTTATCCAGTAGGTCAAACTCTTTCTTGACTTTAGCCTGCTTTGCTTTTAGCTTGTCTTCCATTCAAAACTCCTTTTCTCTTAGTACACCTATCCACTAAGACATCTTTATTATTAGCTCTCTTAGCAAACTTTAACCATCTATCCTTATCCTTTCCTCTGGTTATAAGTGCCAAGAACTCTATCGCTTCTTGAAAATCAGCGTTAATCTCTAACGCCTTTAAACATGAAGTTCTTGCTTCTTTTTCTCTGCCTAAAAACATAAAAGCTCGTGCCATAAAGAGATGTGATTCCGCTACTTCTGCGGGATATGTACTCAATTCTATATGCCGCCCAAGCCAATATAAGGCTTTAATACATTTCCCTTTTCCAAGATATTCCCTGCCAATATAATGTGCATACCTTGAATTATTCGGCTCTTCTTTCACTGCCTTTTCTAATATCCTTAGTGTTCTATTCGGGTCGCTTTTGTGTGTAGGGCTATAATAACAGAATGTTTCTATACCGCTATTTTCATAAAATTGTTTATGAAGCATATTATGAGCCGCACCTACCCAAAAGATACTCTTCTTATTCTTGTATAATCTTGGGAAATACCAGATGGCATTATTACTTGCAAGCTCCATCTTCACACCCACGGCATTATTTTTTGACTCTCTCATCTGTTTCCGTATCTTCTTCATATGCCCTTTAACTAAAATCTCATCTGCGTCAATAGAGAATATCCAATCGCCAGTACACTTACTATCCGCATAATTACGAGCCTCAGAAAAATTATCGTTCCATTTATAATCTGTATAAACCTTATCAGTATACTTCTTGGCTATCTCTACTGTCTTGTCAGAAGAACCAGTATCAACTACCACTATTTCGTCTGCCTCTTTTACCGACTCTAAGCAATTAGCAAGATATTTCTCCTCGTTCTTTGCTATTATAGCAACTGATAACTTTCCTTCAGGCGGCTTCTTACTGCCAGGAAAACGTTTCACTCCCCATTTCTTTTTTATAGCATCTACAATTTCCTTATCTGTTTTCCGATTCTTACCAAAGTTAATAACAAGATGGTCTCTTTCTTTAAGTACTCTATCAAGTGCTCTCATCCGTACTTCATAAGCCTGAGTCGCTGTTTTTTTATCAAGTTTATAGCATTTCTGAAAACTTGCAATAACTAATTCTTTATCTCTTTTACAATATATAATTTTCGGGTCATCAAGATATTGTAAATAAAGCCCAAGTATATCTGATAGACGTGGGTCTTTAAACCCCCAGGGTCGCCCCATAGCTTCCCTTGACTTTATCAATTCCTTTATTTCTACTACCCATTCTACAAATGATTTTCTTAATTTCCCTTTAGAAATTAGTGCCTTATTCCACTCATTAAATTCTAAGTCTTCCCAGAACCCTTTTGGATTCTGGTCGGTTGTTTCAGGGAAATGATACCCCATGAACACATTTAATTTTTCGTGCAATACACGAGCAACGGTACTTGTGCCGCTTCTACCAGTACCAATAACTAAATATGGTTGAAACTTCCGAGACTCAACCTTTGGCATATGGGACTCCCGTAATAATACTTGAGGCGTTCCACCAATATGTGTCCATTTCATTCCGTTTCAAAAACTCCTTTATTCAAAATACTACATCCGTTGAATAAATGATATAAACTCAATAAATCAGGGAGTGAGTTTACCCCACTCCCTGTAAAATACCTATTATGAAGCCTGTACCATTAAACCACCCAGAGTAGGAGCATCGGTAGCGTCACAATGCACGTTAACATAAACACCAGCGTTAGTCGCACTTGTAGCCCAACTTCCGCAATTAACAGCATTACAATCAACAAACATCATATGTGCGTTCGTTAATGAACTTTCAACAACATTAGTCATAGTCTCCCCAAGAATATTAGCCACAAAAGTACAATTCTTAAAAAGAACCATTCTTTCAGCATCATCCGCATCAGGAGCTTCAATGAAAATATTCCCAGCATTACCAGCTTTACGCCAGAATAGACAATCGACAAACGCATTATCACGAGCAACTTTACCAGTAATTACTCCACGGTCGAACAGTACGCAAGGACGATTAATAGCTCCAGAAGTAGCTGTAGCTAACGAACCGAAAGTACATTGCCTATACAGAGAACTATCACCTTCTGCTAATAGTTCAGCAGCAGCAGTAGCATCCATATCATCACTCTTATAAAATTCGCAATTCTCGAACAGCGTATATTCACCGCCATCCTCTACAACGAACGATTGTGTGCCCTGATTACTAGCATTAGAGAACTTAATGTTTCTGAAAGTACAGCCAACTCCAGTAACTCTCATTGTAGAGGTAATAGAAGTGGTCGTCCCAAGACTAATCCTTGCTCTCTGTCCAAAATATCTCCCACCGGTATCAAGCCCAACAAAGTGAACACGATTTTTTGCAACGGTTAATTTAGTAGTAACAGTATGCTCTGTAGCAGCAGAAAGAATAATAACATCATTATTATTCGTTGTGGTTAAGTTGTAGGCAGCAAGAACAGTAGCTTTTGCGGTAGCCATAGTTTTACCATCATAACTATCACTTCCATTATCCGCATCAACAAAGTAATAGTTCCCAAAAGTAATTGGTATTTGTCCGCTACCAACAGGCACACCACCCATTTGCGTCAACATATCAGGAGTTCCACTCATGTTATCCTCCGTTTAAAATTTTTCTTTTTCATCATTTTTTTCTCCAAATATCTCAGGCGGGCTTTGACACCCGCCCTTAATATTATCTTTTAGTTTTATCCAGTTTTACCCACAAGCATCAGTCGAGGGTCCCCCCAACCATAGGTAAAGTACTGTAACGAGGTTATAATCTTGTCCTGAGTGTTATCAGGAGCGTCTTTCGAGAACATCTTAGGTTTCATAGCCGTGAACACGTTGAAATCATAGTCATCATTAGCAGTATCAGCCAGCATCCAAGAAGTTGTACCTGTCAACCTTGGATTCTCAAAGAGTGTCAGTCCCATCTGTATAACTGGTTTATTAGTCGTATTGCTCATCTCATGCGGTTTTAATGAACTGCCAGTCAACTCTATTGCAGTAAAATGCAGATTAGGGTGATAGATAAGTTTACTAGCACTCCCACCCATATACAATCCCATGTCATCCTTAAGAGTTGCAAAGTAATACCGCCCACTTTCAAGACCACTGTGAGACAACGCTGCATTAAGATAATTGTCATAATTATCATCAGTATTATTCGGGTCCAGCCCAGTATGAGTATTATTAGCAATAGCCAAAGTATCAAACCCAACGCCACAAGTCAAAGAGGTGCTTGTTGGACTATTAAACATAGTGTGAATCTCAACATCCTTCGACTCAGCCATTATCCTTCCGAGACTCTTAGCCCATCTGTTCCACAGTTTGTACTTATTAAAGTAATCCATTTTGTGAGTCATTCTGAACCCAGTACCAAACTGACGCTGAGTATAAGTTACCTCAGTACCCAGTTGAGGTGTATCCATGGGAATATTCTGCCCCTCAGCAATCTCCTGGGCAGGACCAAGACCTGCCATTCTTAAATCTGTCTCAGTTTCCAAACTCGTTGTTTTATCATTACACATACCAGCATAGAAGGTCTGTGTTTTCCTCTGAGTAGTATCAAATAAATTACGCAGAGTACCGACTTTCAGAAGGTCTTTGTTGGTAGTAGTATCAAAACTTGTTCTAATTATCGC